ATCTTGCCATTTAATACATAATCTTCAAGATAGTTATGCATTCTATTGCCACGATTAGCTGCTTCATTACAAATAGCATCGGCTTTTGTATTACCAACTGCCTTACGCCAATTATCTAATGCTTTCTTATCTTTTTCTGATTTAGTAGCTGATAATATAGTAGTTACTGATGGTAGCTTACCACTTGGTGTTGAATACACATGATCTTCTGTTCTTGAAATTGAGATGTATGGATGTTTATTTTCTGTAATTAATGTCATCTACATATTATAACATTATTCTGGATACGGATCAATTAATGTATGAAATTGTTGATCTACCACACACAATTTACACTGTGGTATAGGGTCATCTAAATTGTTATAAAATTCATCAGAATATTCATTATAATTATCAATTGTTAGTGGTTTGTATTGTTGTAATAATTCAATATCATTATCAGGAATTTCTAATAACCCTTGATCTATCAAATCTACGTAATGAATAATATTACCGCATTTATATAAATTACCTTGAATAAAATTATATGTTTTAAATTCTACAAAATGACATGCATCATGTGCTTCTCGTGGATTATTATTAGATAATGTCCATTTGTTATTATAAGGTATTAATGAATTATTAAGAAACTCTGTTTCAGTTATAACCGATAACCGAACACCTTTATGTTTACTTCCATTGGGTGCAATCCATTCACCGTGTCCTTTAATACCATCGTGATAATAATCATTTGGATATGGGTTAGTTTTGATATTACGTTTAAGAAAATGATATGGTTTTTGAAGATAATCATCTATAATATTATGAATTATAGGTCTGGCAGATTCGTGATGAAGACTAACTTCTATTTCTATGTTGTTATCTTCTTGCGCCTTTTTTAGACCTTTAGCTCGTGCCAAATATGTTCCATTTGTTAATAAAACAATTCTAACATCTGGCCATAATTCCCGCAATCCATACATCCAATCTGTTACTGTAGGATTCATTAATGGTTCACCACCTATAATTACTATCTTTTCATCGAATGTGACTAACTTACTCCATTCTTTATATATATCTTTATAATCATCCCATCTCTGATGTCCTTTAAATTTTAGGTTATTAAAACGATTACAACCTTCGCATGTGAGGTTACATACATTAGTAATATAAAATTCTGCTATATTCAGGTGTTTCATTGTACTTATTTAATATAAGCAATGATATATGCAATATTATTGTCTACGATCCATAGCACGATGTGCCATCTGATCTACTTGTTGTGCTGATTGTTCTGCATCTGTTGGAACACCCATACTTTCTGGACCTTCTGCTTCAATTTCTGTAGCAAAACGTATTTCCTTAGCATCCATATCGGCTATTCCTGGGAATTGTCCTTGTTCTACCATAGACATTAGCATATCACCATTGATTGATATACCCATATTAGATAACAAGGAAATAAATGAATCTACAGACATTACACCACTGACATTTTTATCATCGGATAATCCAATAATAACTTGATTAATGCTATTAATGATTTCTTCTGTAGATTCTTTTAATATTTCTTTTATGAACATTTATCTACGTTCACGACCTAAATCTTCAACTTCAGCATCAAACTCCATATCAGCTTCTGGTGCCATATCATCCAATCCTTCTAAATCATCCATTGGTTCTTCCATATCTAAATCTGCTGGCATACCAACTTCTTCACCCGTGATGATACCAACAGCATTTTCCATTTCTGTTTTAGTAGATTCTAATTGTGTTGCTAATGTTTGTAATGCTGTAATCATAGAATCTTTGAATTGTGCCGCTGATTCAACACCCATCTCAGCTTTTACACCATCAGCCAATGATGGAATATCTTTGTATTGAATATCAACCATATCTTCTAAGATTTTTTGTACTCGATCTACAATATCTTGTGCTGCTAATACAACTTGTGCATTTTCAACATCACCTTCCATAATAGCTTGCTTTGAAGAACGTTTTGTTTCAACAATTTTTTTCATAAACTTGATAGCAGTTTCTTGACTTTCAAGAACTTTAACTAAACCTTCTTTGACACCTGCTTTTCTTAACTTCTTACACTCGTTAGTAACATCTTCACCAGATGCCGACTTTTTAAGAGCATTGCTATATTCATCTGATTTACCTGGTACTATACTCATATTATCCTCTTTTGTTTTATTTGATGCGCCAAATGTTCCTGCGCTTTCTTTTAGTTCACTTACCTTACTAGACAATGCTTCTTCTAGCATAATCATTCGTAAGTATGTAGGATTATTTTCACTTTGATGAAACTTCACCGAACCCTTAAATTCTTTAATATTTTGTCTAATTTTAGACAACATTTTATTGCCATTATCAAAATCAATGCTACTTACATCAATTGTTGAACCAAATTGTGATTCATACAACTTAAAATAATCAGTTGAGGTTGGTTTATGTGATAGACTTCGTAGTTTCATTAGCTAATCCTTTCGTTTTAATATATTTAGCCTTTTTAATATAATTCTGAAGTTGGTATTTTGCATCATTATATCTTCTTATATCATGACTTAATTTTAATTGTATTATTTCTTTTTGTTCAAATTCAATATCTGATTTTAATAATTTATTATAATTTCGTATATCAAACAACCTGTTACCTAATATCCTATCATAATCTAACAAATGTTTTTGTAGCATAAAATTGCCTGAATCATTGGCAATACACCACGATAATGCTGTTGATATATGCCCTACGGTATCAACATAATCACCATTCTTTAATATTTCAAAATTTCCATCTTTATCTATTATATTATATATCCCAAACACAACATATGTATCACCAAATTTAACAACAGATTTCTCCATTACTTTTAATGTATCCTTGGATATTTTATGTAAAGTTTTACTTAATTGTTTAAAATTTACATTCATTAGTCATTACCTTGTATAAAATATGTATTCCTTGTTTCTGAACAATCAATATATGGTGATACTCCACCACCTTCCAATAATCCAATCATCATCGGTACATTATTACAATCCGATGCTAATAATCCTATCGGGTCATCATTCGTTGCTAGTGCATTAGTAGATTCATATCCAAATTCAACCATCCACACAGGGTGATTAGTTTTATATTGTTTTCCGAATTCATATCTTTTAATATCATTTTCAATTAATAATGGACCATCAATATCCATTGGCTGAATTCGTAATGATAATATCTGCAATAATGTTTCATAATTTCGTTCTTGTCGTCTAGCAAATAGCCATTCTTTTTCAGTCGTTATTTTATTACCTAATTTATCAGTATATGGAAGAAAATCTTTCTTAAAATTTCTTACAACACCAGTGTTTGTAATATCTAACAATGTATAGGCTTTTATTCTTTGCATAGTGTAACTACTATTCTCAATCGTTCCAACATACGTTGTATATTAGGATCTTTTGCTATTTCATCCCAATCATGCTCTTTAAAATACTGATTCCACGTAAACGGTGGACTTTTTATTTGTGTTTGTTCATCAGAACCGAAATCACGTTCATAGACAGTTTTACCACCATCTGGACTTTCATATATTTTAGGCATGTTGATATTTAAGCCATAAAAAAAGCCTAGTTAAAAAACTAGGCTTTTTAAGATATTTAATTATCTATTAGTAGTTAGCTAATGCAGCTGAAGTAACACCTGTTACACCACCAAAATCAGAACCTGCAGCAATTGCTGGACCTTCTGTAATGATTGTAACAACGTCTGTTACGCCTGCTTCAAATGTACCTACAGCAGTAATTGAATTAGTTAATTGAATGTAATCACATACATCATTTAATTCAGCTTGTGTCATATTTGTTTTGCTAAATGTTGAAATAGCAATATCGCGGCCGATAGCCTCGAATGCACCATGATTTCCATGTACTTTAGTTACGCCTGGCATAATATTTCTCCTAAATCTATTTTATGTGGCTTTCGCCTTTACTTTTATTTATGCAAATATTAAAAAAATCTTATACAGTAATGCCGTTTTTTCTAGCTGTTTTTTCAATAGCTATGTATAAATCAGGATATATTTGTTCACCTTTTCGCATTAATAGCATTAAATATCGCATAATATGTGCTTTATCTTGTTTTTCTAGCTTATCATATTCAGCAATTCTTCTTCTTAACCGCCAATGCAGACTTTCTACCCCTTTTAGCCTACGCAACATCATAATAAGTAATTCATTATAATCTCGTTCATCTACCCTTCCTGATGCCATATTACGTAAATTACGTTTTATTCTCAATTCAGGTAAAATCACAGTAGATGCACCAATTAAATCAGAATATTGATCTTTCTTGAATACCAAAACCAATACATTATACAAGTCTGGTTGACTAGTTTTAAATCCTGAATAACTTTGTTGATTTACTAATTGCTGTGCATATCTTGATGCTTGTTTTTTATCTTCGTGATATAAAACTTTCAATGCTAACAGGAAATTTAATACCTTAATAGCTATTTCATCTACTGTCATTCCACGCACAAGTGATAATCGCTTAAATGTCCTTGATTCTTCTAAGTTTTCAATAAAATCATATTTAGATTCGCGTTGTATTGCATTACTAACTAAGTTATCAACTTTTTTCTTATTAATTCGTCCTAACACCAATGGATTAACACTATATAGATTCATATATGTTGTTTTAGCTGATCTATTATTATCTAAATCACTAATATGTTTAGGTTCTTGAACTTCTACATCTAAAGTGAAATCCATATCTTTATCCCAAAACCAAGTATCATTAAATTTAACCCAACGATTCTTCCCTTGATGATTTACTATTTTAACTGGATGTGTTGAACCTGTAACAATAGGCGATGTTGCACCACCAAAATCTATAGTATCTTCTACTGATGGGATTGATTGTTTAATCTGATTAATAACATCCAATGAAACTATATGTGTCATTTTCTTGCGTGCTATACTATTATGTAATATATCTTTAAGATCAACAAAATCTTGTATTGCTTTTCTTAGTTTAGCATCAGCATCTTGTATATTAAGCATTGATGCTAATTCCATAGATAATATAGAATCAGATAATACATTATTGTATTGAGATTTTAGTGCTTTATATTGTCCTTTCCATGATTCAACATACGAATTAGATACTTGTCTAATAGATGGCAAATTGGATACAAATGATATTAAAGAAGCATCAGTGGTTGATGGATTTGTTATTTTTTGTTTAATTCTACTAATATCGTTGGATATTTTTTCATTAAACACGTTTATTCTCTATAATGCGTGTAAAACTACGCTGGAATTTTCGCACATCTTTGGTTCTAATAGAATTAAGCATTTTTCTAGTTAATTCATCAGCTTCATCTGGTGAATAAGCATCCTCTATTAAATCCAACAATCGAATAGCACTTTCAATTATATTATCCGCACGTGAACGTATAATATGTTTCTTATCATGTTCCACATCCATGGAAATAATTTCTTCTAATATGCTTCTTGTATGATTTTCCATTATAGTATTTATTGATTTAGTGTGCTTAATAAACCTTTAAGTTTTGCCGATTCTATATTACCAGATACATTGGGTGCTGTATCATCTGCTTGCACAACCCCATCACTATTAACTTGTGTAGTGGTCTTTAAGTTCTTCATTATTTCACTTGATGTCGGTGTATTATGCGAATTATCATCAGAATCTTCTCCGGTATCAGTAATTCGTAGTGTATTAACATCAAAATCAAGATCAATTTTTTGACCAACACCCGCACTTGATCTAGTTTTCATTAATTGCAATTGATATCTACCACGTTCTCGCATTGCCCGACTTGTAAAAATACCAAATACATTATCTGCTGTATTAATCTTAGAAATACCACCTGAAATATGGCTGTGATCAAATTCAATTTCTTCTACAGCACTGCGATTTAACTGTGATGCAGTGACCATAATAATATCCAATTCTTTTCCTAAATTACGTATTTCTTCACTAACATATTTGTCCTTAACGAATAAATCATTAGGACTAACTTTAGCGGTTACTGGCATCAATAGATCAAGATAATCAATACACATTGCATCTATCTTAATATCAGTTTGCACTTCTAATTCTTTAATATATGCACGAACATCATTCACTGTGCTTTGTGCAGAAAGATACTTGATACGTAATTCACCAGCTTTCTTAGCCATCAATTTAACTTTCATTTCTACATTATCAATATCTCTGAAAATATCCTTAGATGCCGTATTAGTCATCATTGCATCCATTCGCATACTACATAAATCTTCACTAAGTTCTAATGTGATAAAAGCACAATTTAATCCTTGTTGTACCCAATTAACCATTAGGTTTTGCATAAACAATGATTTACCAGAACCAGACCCACCAGCAAATATTTCTAATTCACCTTTATTAAATCCACCATATAATTTCTTATCTAATGCAGGCCATCCAGTGCTCGTTTG